AAGATAAAGACCAAACCAAGCTGCACCTGCACCAACAATAATTGATATAAGTCCAGATTGTTCAAATGTAGGGCTCTCTAGTGCCATAAACCACATTGTTGAATAGTAGAGTAAAAATATATAAACGCTTAAAAATGCACGTGGAAATATTCTCCATGCATCAACTGCTTGTGCTAAATGAATCCACTTTTGATGTGGATTAACATTGCTTACATCCTCAAGTTCTCTTATTTTATCTTTTAGATCAGAAATTTCTCGCATCATATCCATGAACTTGTTAAGGTCCATTTCGACTTCGTTTCTATCCATATCTCCGCTAAATTGTCCTGGATTCATATTCATTAGTAATCTCCCCAAACTTTGGTTTTTTTGCCACCGTCATAAGCAACTGCATGGCCTTCTTTAATTAATATTTGACAAATATCTTTGCCGTCATCTGTATAAGGTATGCCTAGTATACGGCCATATTTACCTTTACCCAATGATTTTACTTTTATATGCCCTGTGCAAAGTTCTTTTAATCGAGCTTTTGCAGCCAAACCTAGTACTTTTTCAGCTTTATCTCTAGTTCTTGATTCTGGTGTATCAATGCCTGCTAGTCTCACTCTTTGTTTATGAAGCTTTACATCAAACCCAAGATCAAGACAACAATCAAAAGTGTCTCCATCAACTATTCTTTCTAGAATTGCATTATAAACAAATGCATCAGGTGCTTTAGGCATTTTTTACCACGCACTTATGTTTGAAAATATTTTGTAGCAAGACATCTTGGCCGCATTTCTCACATGTAGCCATAATCATGCTTTTATTTTTTAGTCTTTTTGACTCTCTTTGTTGTATATGCTTCATTTACATCAGGTGTAGATTTATCATCTGCAACATAATGGCCTTTTTCATTTCTTGCACGCACTACTGTTTCTTCAGTGCCTGTAACCCAATCTACTAATTTAGTCCACCACTTCATCTTTTTCTCCTGCAGAAATATCTTCTGCTTTATTTTGCTCTGTGCTTGTTAAAAGAGCGTTTTTATAAACACTTAGAGCTGCGTTTATTTGATCAAGCTCGCTTTGTACTCTAAATTGTTTGTTTGATAGATCTTGCACTTGATGAACAAAATACCTTTGTTCTTCATTTAAATCTGTAAGTTTTGTATCGACACCATCAATTACGACACTTGGTTCTTTGTTCTCTTTTCCCATAATTCCCCCTTTAATTATTTTAACTTAAAACTTTCGTTACTGATGTTGGTGATACCTTTTCTGCTATACTTGCATCTAATCTAGCTTTCATAGCTGCAACCTCATCAGCACCTAACGCTGTTTCTACCCAGCCTTGTACATCACTAGCTTTAAGACTTGACCAATTAATAAAACTTGATAAATCACTAGTATCTAGGTCTTGTGAGCCATAGACAGTTTCAGTTTGTGGGTTGCCATCTGCATCATTATTACTATCATCAGTGCCAGTAAGTCTCCAATGAACTGTATGCACCACATTAGATTTACCACTCTTTGATGGGTATGTATCACATGTGTTTACATCCCAAGTATAAGATATTGCCATATTATTTCTCCTTTAAACTCGCAATTTCACTTTTAAGTGTTTCTATTTGTTTTTGTTGCTCTTGCATACCTTTTACAAGATGCGTAACAAGTTTACTATAATCCATTGAGTAATAACCATCTTCGTCTTGATTAACTGCATTTGGTACAAGTTCTTCAACCTCTTGTGCTATCAATCCTTCATCTGCATGGTTGTCAGCTTTCCAATTATAAGCAACAGGATTGAGGTTATTGATTACATCTAATCCTCTTGCTGATCCTGTAACATCTTTTAGTCTTGCATCTGAGGATGTGTTATAGGTTACTGCATTTGTTGAGCTTTGATTGATTGAGCCAATCTGTGTGCTGTTTCTTCTAAATACATATAATTCAGCACCACCAGAGGTACCATCCATATTTTGTTGAATGTTTACACCTGTTGATCCCTTTTGAAAAGAAATACCACCTACACCTTGATTGGTTGTAGTTCCTATAAGAACATGCCCGTTCACATTTATGCGCATCCTCTCTGTTGTTGTGTCATTACCAAACCTAATATCATTCCTCGCTGCAATGTATGATGTTCCTGTAGAATCTTTAAGCTGTATCCTTACTTCTGTGTCTGTACTTTCAAATTTAGTATTTATATCGTTTGTGCCTGAATTTATATGTAGCGTAACATCGGGCGAAGTTTCGTTGATGCCAACTTTTGCAGTTGAGCTAATATGCATTGCAACTGTACTAGCATCAGCACCTTCTGAAGGCATATCAGTTAATATTTGTATATCACCTTCTCCACCAGATGCACCTGCAATACCTCTAATAATCCCAAAAACTCCGGGTGTATTATCAGTAGTATCGGCACTATGAAACTGTATTGCTCCTGTTACGTCACCTTGACTTGCTTCACCTGTTCCTGAAAGTCGCATAACAGCACCACCACCACTTGATGCTCCTGCAATATCAAGAGCTTTTTGTGGACTTGTAGTTCCTATACCAACACCAGTTCCATCAATACGCATTTTTTCTGACGCTGTACTTCCAACACCAAATTTAATTACACCTGAACTATTATTTACACCCACATTTAATTCAGTTGTAGAGGTTGTAATAAAAGCATCACTTGCAGAGATCATCCCTGCTGTTCCTGCTGAAGAGCCAAATACTCCAAGATTTAATCCTGTATCTGCATCATTTGAAACAACTACATTAGCAACTTGTGCTGAATTATTACCAACTTTAAAAGTTGCTGCTGTGGCTGCTGAACTTTGTGTTACTGTCACAGCACCACCTACAGCTAAAGTAGAAGCCATATCCACAGCTCCGTCAATATCTACTACATCAAGGTTAGTCGTACCGTCTACATCTAAATCGCCATTAAAGTCTCCATTTCCTGTGAGTGTTAGAGCACCACCTATACTTACATCATCGGTAACTGTTAAGTCATCTTCTACTTTAAGATCGACTACATTTAAACTTGCAAAAGCATCAACCATAGCAGCACCTGAGCCTGCACCGTCCGAGTATATTGCTTTTGTATCTCCTGGAGGTACTGTTACATTAGCGCCAGAGCCCTGCGAAATAATTATGTTTTGGGAGCCAGAAGTGCCATTTTCTATAAACCAAAGCTTAGATACGGTATTAGGGCCTATTGTAATGGTGCAAGCTGAGTCCAGTGTGCCTGTATATTTTAAGTAAATAGATCTACCAGGATCAGTAGAGCCGTCTGCAATAGTGGTGGTGTGAGTATCTGCGTTGGTTGTTATAGCCTCTGTACCAAAGCTAAACGCTTCAGCAATTAGCTCTAAATTAGTGTTGGTCGAAGTCCCCCAAGTACCTGACTCATCACCTGTTGCTATCTCTTTTAATCTTAAATCATTAACATACGTTGCCATATTTTATGCTACCTCTTCCCAATCTGGGGTTTGTGTTTCATTAATTTCAGCAAAGGATGAACTTTGGTCATCATCAATATTAGCATAATTTTGACTTTGTGTTTGATTTATTGCACTAAAACTAGAGGCTTGATCGTCTGATATGTCAGAGAAGTTTCTTGTTTGTTTTTCGTCAACTAATCCCCAAACAAGCACATTGTTCACAAAACCTGTTGCTGAAACTCCTAATAATGTAACTGTTGATTTTGCAATTGTAGTTACAGAACCAACCTCAGATGTACTTTCTACACCATCTATACTAAATTTAGCATTGTGATGAATTGTTAAAGATCCAACTGCAGATGTTGTGCTTAAACCTGATATAACAACATTTGCCTCGCCATCTACATCAACTCCAACACTGCCTACAGATCCAACTGCTCCAGGTGCATTTGCTACGGCATCACCGTTTACTCCGACACCTCCTATAGCTGATGTACCCACTTGCGAGCTTGGTGTAATATTTGCTTTACCCGTTATTGTTAAGGTTCCAACAGAAACTGTTGCCAGTTGTGTTGTCGGTGACACATTAGCTTTTGCGACAACTGTAGGTGTGCCAAGTGCAGATGTCGATGATTGTCCTGTAAGGGTAAGATTAGCTTCACCATCAATACTAGGTGATCCTACGGATCCTGTGCCGACTTGTGATGAGGGTGTTATATTAGCTTTAGCTACAACTGAAACAGTGCCAAGTGCACTTGTAGCTGCTACACCTGTGAGTGTAACGGGTATGGGTTCACTCCAAGGCCCTTCTCCCCAGGTGCCTCGACCCCAACCAGTTATATTAGCCATAAGGCTAAGCTATTCTGATAATCGCTGTGCTTGCTGCTGCTGCAGGAAATACTATAGTAAAATCGCCTGCTGTAGATGTTTTGTCACCACCAAAATCTATAGTTGCTACAGATTTATTACTATCTGATGAGTTGTAAATCATACAACCTCTAGCAGTTATAGTTGCAGTTCCAAATGTTAAATCTGCAAAATCAGTAAAACCAGTGGTGCCACTAGATGTAGGATCTACTCTAGTTAAATTACTACCGCCAGATGTGTAGTTTGTGCCACTAGCTTGTCCTGTAGTGGTAAAAGCTGTAGTTGTAGCACCTAAGGTAGCTGAACTTGTATATAAGGCTAATTTAAAGGTATCACCACCAGAGTTTTTAAAATTATGCACAGCTTCAAGAAGTTCTTTTTTGAAACTTGTGGTTAAAGTAGAGCTTATAGCCATATTAAATACCTCTAATAATTTTTGCTAATTCTTCCTCTCCACCACCTATTAAATCTTGTATTAGAGAGGCTTTATAAGATTTTAACGCATTTTTTATATAAATCAAACACACTTGATATATAGCATCTTTGTAAGCTTTGGCTTGTTCTTTGATATGTGGCTCCTTGTCTTCAGAGTAACTTACAATTTTTTCTGTAAGTCTTTCAGCCCAAAATTCAGGGGGATGGCCACCAAAATTTGTAGTTTTAGCTTCAATAATACCTAATTCTGGCATCCCAGCAGGTGTGATCTTATCTACCATTTTTTAGGTTCTGGTGGTTTTAAATGACTGTCGTTGCGATCAATTAGCGTTGGTTCTTGCGATTTTTTAACTATATCTAGATTATCAATGCGTTCTAGCTTTATACCCTTTTCATCTACTAAAATGATATATGGATTTTTAAGTCTATGATAACCATAAAGTTTCTGTTCTGCTGGTACATCTGTATCTAATAAACTTGATGTATGCGCTACTTCTACTTGCATACCCGCAGAAATACACTTACTCAACCAGAACTCTACGCACCCTCGCCCTGCTTCTGCAAAGTGCAAATTACCTTTGTAAGAGAAATCTATACCAAAAAGTTTAAGATTTGCAACTTCATTCCAAAATGCAAAAGCTATAGCATAGGCTACTGTGTTGTTTAGGTAATGACAATTTGAATACTGGACTACTTCTTCAAGTGGATATTCAACCAATCCAGGGCATCTTTCATCTAACTCACATGTATATATAGGACCTTCATGTTCTAAAAGCATTTCTTTCATACTTTCTGTCTGACCACCAGCGTCCTCTGTATCTAAAAATCGTGATGCAGGATCCATCATAAATACTCTATCGTGATATATTACCGATGCTACTCCATTTATGGCCCATACTTCATCAAAATGAACCCCATGCGATTTAGCTAAATTATAATCAAACCAACTTTTACCCATACCAACGATGGCAACTGTTTTGCCTTTAAGGCTTTCTGTATTACTCATTTTTATTTTATGAAACCGATGACCTCAAAGAATCGTAACGGTATTCATCTCTTCTCCCCCTAGCTTCTGCAAGATTTTTCAACCTTGATATTTCCATCATAAAGCGTTGCTCATATTGTTGTTGCATGTCGCTTTCCCCTTTTAAAAATATATTTGCCTCTACTAAACACCCATACAATAAAGCGTTTCTAGCATTAGTAGACAGCCATGTGCCCGTAGTATCTGTAACTAATGAAGTTGGTTTGAAAAGGTAATGTAACTCAACACTGTAATTGGAATCTGGCACAGGACTTACTATTAATGTAGAGCCATTATTTGTCGCTGTAGAGAGCTCTTTATCAAAATCAGCATAATACTTGGGTAAATCCCTAAGCGTTGTATCTGTTGGATCTACGATGTATTCACGCATAAAAGATGGATGTTTTTTATCTAAATAATGATAATCACCATTGCCATCAATAACTGCGAGTGAAAAACTCATTTGAAAGTCTGACGGTGTTGTTAAATATGTGTTGCCTGCGGTTAGAGAGCCTGTTACATTTTTTCTAAAAAAGTCAAACTGCACTAATTCAAATATGCGTTCTTCAGCGTTTTTTATAAAGTCATCTAAGCTGTTTACAAAGGTAGTTTCTTCGTTTTCAACATAGTTTTGTATTAATGTCTTGAGTTCGGCTAATGTCATGTGATAACTATTGTAACCTCACCTACACTACCTGTCATCTTGGAAACTGTAAAGTTTGCAGGTAAAGTTGATGGGTTCATGTAGTCTGGTCTAAAGATATTTGAATTTACAACAACAACAAACCCTTCACCTTCTTCTGCGTCATTATTAGGACGTGGTTTGTATAAAGCCTCAGGATCCGCAGTAGCAGTGAGTGGCTCTAATTGTGGATGTTTTGGTTCATAACAATGTGGACAAACCTTAGCACCATTCCATTCTTCTTTTAACTCTAGAAGCTTATATTCAAAACCACATCTATCACATAATGCTTTTGCAAATTTACCTAAAGCGTATGCCATTAGTTCATCCTTATGTCAGGTCTTACTCTAAATGATGCTCTATCCTCATCTTGATCTGCAGCTCTTCTAAATTCTTCCTCATACATTGCTTTAAGTTGTGGTGTAAGTTGTGGATTCTTCTTCATAGACAAGTAGTACGCTAAACCAGCAACAAAACAAGGATAAAACCTAAACGGCATGTCCATAGTATTAGTTGCAGCATCTGCATCATCCATTCTTACAAGCTTGTTAAAAACTAAAATATCCGTGCTATTTTCTGGTGCAGGCCATATTTTTAAAGCAGGTGTAGTTAATTTATCAAAAAAGAACTGTGAGGGTCTTGCTTTTGTTTCTTTATTTGGAATGTTTAGATATTCAGATCTACTAATTCTGTTCATGCTAATATCAGTTTGCTCTTGGTTTACAGTCCTACGCACCACTACATCTAATACATCAATTACATTAGCATTTAATGAATAACTAGAAGTGCCTTCAGTAACAGTTTGTGTGGCTTGTTCTATAGTCCATTGATTGAGACCTCTATTAGCCCATTCAGCTAACATAAGATTTACACTTCTAATAGCAGTTTTAAGATCATATCCTGTTCTTAATTCAGCACCACACCTCTCGTAGGCCTCTTCTATAAACTCTGTTACATTCGGTTCAAAATTTGTGCTGCCAGATAATGCCATTAATCTTTCCTATCATCTTGATTATATAGATTATCAAATGTTGTGTATGAATCCATATAACTATCGTGTTTCTCTGCTGAGTGAATCCATTGACTTGGTGAAAAATCGGGCGGCCCGTCACCAACACGCCAAAGAGCTGGATTTGTAGCTCTCACTCTATTGTTTGGTAAAGCTACAAAATTACCAGTATATTCACCAGCGTCTGTCAAATATAACACATGTGACTGTTTATGTTGAGCAGAATCGTCTGCGATACTATTTTCTGTGTAATCTACAGTAAACATATAGGTGCCTGTATAGAACTCACCCCCTATTTTGCATATCCAGGGAGAAGAGCTAACTCTATCTAATACTACTACTGAATGATGATGACTCAAACAATCCCAAGGTTGTGCTAAATGATCCTCCATAGGTGTAGGCCATTCATCCACTGGTACATCAGCTATAAGTGCTTGTATTGGCATCCTTGCCCACATAGCACCACCATGTATATTTTCATCTGGATGATCCTCTAGATCTGTTTCGCAACCAGTGAATACCACTTGAAAAGACAAAGATCTGTCTGGAATAGTGTTAACTGCAAAGGCTAAGGCATGCAGATATTCTCCGTGATATTTTTGATGGTTTGCTGTAAATTCTTTACGCACCCAACATTTGAACTGTGGTATGTTCGATATTAGATAAGACAAAATAACCCCCTAGTCTTAGTTTTAAACTCTTCCGCCTTTTGACATGTATTTACTAGCTTTTCCACCTCTAGCCATGTACTTTGAAGCTTTACCACCTTTAGCCATATATTTAGATGCCTTCCCACCTTTTGCCATATATTTAGATGCTTTTCCGCCCTTTGCCATATATTTTGAAGCCTTACCGCCTTTTGCCATGTATTTTGAGGCTTTGCCACCTTTAGCCATGTACTTACTGACTTTACCGCCCATAGCGTATCCTTTTGTTCTTCTATACATAATTAATCCTTTTTCTTTGGTCTGCCTTTCTTAGCAGTTGTTTTCTTTGCAGCAGCCTTTTTTTTCGGCTTTACTTGATTGCCAGAAGAATCTAAATAAATACGATCTTCGACAACGGGCTGATCTGGTCTGACTTTTGCATCAAGTCTTGCTTGTAATTTTGGATCTACACTAGATTTTTTCTTTGGCATATCTTCTCCTAACTAATAGTTGTGACCTTTCTTTTGTCAGGTCTGACAGCTCCACAACCTCTTGCTATAAAGCCACCTTTTTTCATTTTAACACGATTTTGTTTTTTCATGGCTTTTTCGATTGCCATACCTCTTTTCATCTCATAGGATGAAATTTTGCCATCTTTATCAAGATCTGCTTTTTTTCTATTCTTTAACATTGTTGTGCCTCCTGTCTTCATAGAAACTCTTGCCTTTTTTGTGTTTGCAACCACTGTTTTACCTTTAGCCCCTGCTCTTTTTTTCTTTCTTGCAGTTTTTGCTCTTTCTGACTTAGATAAACTTCTAGCTTTTGCAGCTGGTAAACAACGATCTGGGTTTTTTTTATCTTTACTTGTGCCGCAAGGCCCTTTAATAGATCCATCTGTGCCAATGCGCACCCAGTTTTGTTCACGCCACTGCTTAAGTTGTCCCATTACCTTAGTCTATCTGACATGACAGCACCTTGGCCTCTAATACTTACGAAGCCACCCTTAGCCTTTTTTTTCCTTTTTTTACTGCCTTTTGCATAATTAGGATCTTTACAATACTTCGATGCAGCCATATTTGCATATGCTGAAGGGTATGTATCAAAAGTTCTTTTTGCCCAAGCTTTGCCCTCTGGGCAAATTTTGCCTCCACTTTTAACTTTACCTCCCTTTTTCATTTTAAGAGTTTGTAATGTTTTTGCTTGTTTTGCATGCGTTTTGCTTGCTTTTTGCAGACCCTTAATAACTTTTTTTAATTTTTGTTTAGCCATAATTTAACTCGTCTAAATGATAGTTTAGCGTAAGCTCCTCGCCAACACTAATTTTTTTTGATGTAATTACATTAAAAACTCTATAGTCGTCCCAGTCTAATTCTTCGCTAAGGTAACAATTTGAATCTTCTGAGTGATTTAAAAAGCCCCCTATGGATGTTCTTACATAACCTTTTATAATAGGAACTTTTATATGTGACATACCTAAATCAAAATCTTTGTCAATATTATCTACCGCAAACAGTCCATATCCTTCTATAGGGCTTTTTTGAACTTCAATACAATCTGGTAATGGTTTGTAATAAAATTTATTATAAACAGGATACATTATTTAGTTCTGCCAAATTTTTTACGTATTGAGTCTTTACCACGCCTAAATATTTCTGCTTGCCTTGGCTTGCCACCATACTTAGATCTTTGTTCACCCACTGTTAATATTTGTATTAATCTAGCAAAAGGTTTTTTAGTTTTTTTAACTTTAGCAACTGTATCTCTTGCATCTTGGACTGTAGCATATTTAATAGAAACTGTATCTTTAGGGTTTTCATCAGTATAAAGCCTTCGACCTGAACCTTTTGGTTTTTTACCAGTGCCTTTCTTTGGATCTGACTTAGCCATTTAACATTTCCACCTTCTTCTAGCTTGTCTAATTCTTGAATTTGGATTGTTTCTTGTTTTTGCAGAACTTTTCTTTAATTGCCCTAGCGACCTTGCACAAAAAGATTTTCTTCTTTTAGCTGCTTTGCTACCTTTTTTTACCTTGCCAGTAACAGCGCCTTTTAATTTAGATCCTGGGTTAGCTTTTCTATAAGCTCTTATTCCTTTCTTAGTCATACCCGCCCCTTTTTTAGTGGGGCGGTAATTACCACCTTTACCAGTTGTTCTGCGTATTTGTTTAGCTTTTCGTCTGGTAGCCATTCATTAATAGTTTTTGTTCAAAACTAAGATTATCGAATACGCATCGCCACTAGAGTGACCAACTGTTGTGAAGTCTATATCGCCTGTAACACCTGAACCTGCATTGTTAGGTATACCACTAAATCTATCATCATAATACTCATCACCTGTGCTATCTGCAGGTAGTGGTATTGCTAAAACATTAGTGGATGCGTCAAATTCTATATCTACACCCATACCTCTGGTTGCCCAGTATATGCGTGCTATAGAGACGCTGGTACAAGCTTCTCCTGCACTGTTGGAGGTCAATGCGGATACATCTACTTTTTTAACACTAGATTCGCCTGTACCATCAGACTCGTTTGTAAACTTTAAGATAGCAACTCTTTCACCATCTTGGATAGTTTGTGACGTTACTGTATCTGCCATTGTTTACTCCTATCTTTCGACTGCTGCAACTACGTAATCAATTGTCATGGTTTGTGCAGAAGCTTCACCATTTTGAATACCAAATGATACTGTTAATTCTTCATCATCTGGTAAGTTAGTGATTGCAACACCCACAGGTTTTGCGTTATTTATAGAATAAAAAACTTTAGAGGCATCTGGATCTATAAACCATGTAGTAGTAATGAAAGTATCGTCAGCCATTGTTGCTACATCTTCAGTAGTAGTAGCTGTGTTATCTTTCTCAACTAAGAAATCTAGGCCTGCATCACCATCTGCTGAGATAAAAAATACACCGTCTGTTGTATCAAGTGGTGTTGTATCAGTAATACCCAGACCCATTACAAAGTCTGATTGGTCAACGTCATTCACTTTAAATCTAGCTGAAAAGTAAGCTTTTTTACTGGTGCTAAGTTTAAAACCTTCACCTTTTAATTGTAAAAAGTCTAAGTCATTATCTCCAGCAGCATTAGTAAGCAATAAAGCTCCACCAGCTGATGAAGTTACGGCTTCAGATGCACTTCCTGTGCCAGCTTCAGTAGTTGTAATCGTCCAATCACCAGAGTTATATGTAAAAAAGTCATTGTGATACATATAAAACGTCTGATCTGACGGATATGGTGCGAACATAGGCTGGTTTTTCTTGTGCTCG